GCCGACGACGACGGTGCGGCCGTATTCGCAGATCATTTGTTGTTCGAATGCGGGGGACACCTACAGTGAGGTGTTGCGTACCCAGCGTGATGCGGCGTTGCGTCGTATTACGACGGGGGAGACTGAGTTTACGGATATCGGGATGTGGGAGTGGTCGGTGCCGATGGAGGTGGATCCGGCTGATGAGTCCTATTGGTATCAGGCGAATCCGGCGATGGGGTTGTTGAATTCGTTTCGGTTGGAGGATCTGCGGGGCTATTTGGAGGCGCAGCAGTACCGGAATATGCCGGGGTTTCAGACCGAGCATTTGGCCTTGGATGTAGAGACTCCTGTCTTGACAACCGATGGCTGGAAGACGATGGCGACCGTCGTGGTGGGTGACCAGGTGTATCACCCGGACGGACATCCGGTCGATGTCGTACGCACCACTAGGGTGTTCGATGAAAGAGACTGCTTCGAGGTCACTACCACGGACGGACGCAGCGTGGTGGTCGATGGCGATCACCGTTGGACCGTGAACGATCGTCGCAGTAATCGCGGCTGGGAGACGCTGAGCACTCGCCACCTCCTCAGCAATGGCCTGCTTCGTAATCCAATCTCCGGGGGACGGTACGCCTATCGTCTCCCAACCCAGCGGGCAATCGTCTCTAAGCCAGTAGACCTGCCGGTGGACCCCTACCTTCTCGGCGTATGGCTTGGTGATGGGACCGCCGGAAAAGCCGAGATCACTTGTATCGAAACTGAGGCTGATGAGCTGATCGATTTGCTTGGCGTTGGTATCACCTCGATTAGGCAGGTCGGCAACGCCCGGCGGATCAACTTCCGCATCACAGCGCGCAAGTCACGCGACGGTTTTCCCGCGCGTTGCCGTGAGCTGGGCATTTGGACCGACAAGCGTATTCCCGATGTATATCTGACTGCGGGTAGCGAACAACGCCTGGCTTTGCTTCAAGGACTGCTCGATACGGACGGCAGCATCGACGTTAACGGCAGGGTTCGGTTCTGCTCGACACTCAAAGAGATGGCTGAACAAGTTCTGTACCTGGCGCGATCTTTAGGCTGGCGTGCCACCATGGTGGAAGGCGTCTCGCGGTACGCAGAACGTATCTATGGTGCCTCGTATTGTGTGGGTTGGACTCATGATGCGACCGAGCCTCCCCCATTCCGTCTGCGCCGCAAGCTGGCACGGGTACAGACGCGACCATCCAGGGCGGGAGAGCGCACATCTATCAGTATCCGATCAATAGCCGCTGTATCCCGTCGCGCGACACGCTGCATCACGGTGGGCAGTCCTGACAGTTTGTTCCTGGCCGGACGTGACCTGATTCCTACGGCGAACTGTCAGTGGGTGGATTCGTTGGAGCCGGGGATTATTCCGGCGGAGCATTGGGCGGAAACGATGGACGGGGCCAGCCGGCGGGCGGCGGGGGCGCCGGTGTATGTGGGGGTGGATGTCAACTATTTGCGGGCTCGTAGCTATGTGGCGGTGTGTTCAGAGCGGGGGGACGGTAGTCAGCATGTGGAGGTGATCGCGGGGGCGCTGGGCACGGATTGGGTGATCGACTGGCTGGTCACTAGGGCCGATCAGTATGCCGGGATTGCGGTGCAAAAGACTGGGGCGCCGGTGTCGGGGATGATTCCGGACATGCTGGCGGCCAGGTTGCCGATCACCCCCGTGAACACCGGGGTGGAGTTGCAGTCGGCGTGTGGACTGCTTTATGACGGGATCTGCGAGCACCGCATTTTTCATCGTCCCGCACCGTTGTTGGATCAGGCCGCCGCCTCGGGGGTGGGCCGCAACGCCGGGGATGCCTGGATTTTTGACCGCCGTAACTCTCCGGTGGATGTGGCGCCGTTGGTGGCGGTGTCGCTGGCGGTGTGGCTGGCGAACTATACCCCGGATGTCAAGAACCCGGTGTGTCACCCCTGGCCGGATCAGGAGGTTATCGCATCATGGGAGCAGCCGCCGGTACGCCTGGACGATGAACTGGAGCGGGCATGGATGAGAATGTGACCCCGATCGGGGAACGCCTCGGCAGTGAGCGGCTGTATCGGCAGGAGTTCCCCGCCGATGACGAGGGCATGTTTTTCGGTTCCAAGCCGGTTAAGGCGCCGAAGCCGGTGGCCGGGCCTCCACCTAGTCCCGAAGCCTCAACGGTGGGGGCCCGGCCATCCAGGCGCGGGTGGATGTCGACGGTCCTCGAGCTGGCCGGGATCACCGTGCTGGCGGTCGGCTGCTGGCTGCTGCTGCCGGCGATCGGGCTGATCGTCGCCGGGCTGTGTCTGATCCTGTACGGGGTGGCGGCCGGGCTATGAGCATCCTCGCCCGCCTATTAGACAGCCACCCTCGCGGCCGCGAAGATATGGAGATAAGAGCCCTAACATCCAGTGCTTTTGTCCCGCCTCCCCAAGTCGGGGTAATTGACGACTTCGTGGGAGTCCATCGGGCGATGGCGAACATGACCGTCTACGGCTGCATCCGGGTGCTGGCCGACACCATCGCCTCACTGCCGTGGGCGGCCTACCGCCGCGACAAGAAAGGGATCCCGGTCAAGCTGGATCCGCAGCCCCCGATCATCCGCCAGCCGTTCCCGGGGTTCAACCTGTTTCAGTGGCGTTGGATGGTGGTCAGCAATCTGGGATTGCGCGGCAATTCGTATCACCTGATCACCAGCCGGGACAGCGCGGGGACGCCGACGGCGATCATGCCGCTACACCCCGACCTGGTCTATCTGGAACGCCGGGGGGACATGCTGGCGTGGTTCGACCCGATCTACCGGGTGATGGGCCAGGCGGTGAATAAGAACGACATTGTGCATATCCGCCGGTTCACCATGGCCGGCGAACCCTGGGGACTCAGTCCTATAAGGCAGGCGGCCACCGCCATCGGCTTATCGTTGTCGGCCGAGGAATACGGGTACCGGTGGTTTAAGGAGAGCAGCAACCCCAGTGGGTTGTTGATGACCGACCAGAACCTGGACCCCGACAGTGTGGAACGCCAGCAGCAGAACTGGATCGCCTCCCACGGCGGGCGCCGCCTGCCCGCCGTGTTGACCGGCGGCTTCAAATGGCAAAACCTGTCGATACTTCCGGAGGAGTCCCAGTTTTTAGAGACCCGGGAGTTTCAGCGGACCGACATCTGCATCATGTTCGGCGTCCCCCCGGTCCTGCTGGGGGATACGAAGGCCACCACCGCGTGGGGCACCGGGATCCAGCAGTTGACGCAGGGGGCGATCACCTTCTCGTTTAGGCCGTGGGTGAACTGCATCGAGAGCGCCCTGTCCGATCTGCTGCCCCGCGGCCAATACGTCAGCTTTGATTTCGACGCCCTGCTCAAGGGTGACATCGACACCCGCTATAAGGCGTATCAGACGGCGATCCAGGCCGGGTTCGTCAACCGCAACGAGGTCCGCGCGAAAGAGGAGATGGAGCCGGCGGCCGATTTGGATACGTTCCTGCAGCCGGTGAACATGGCCCCCGCCGGGCATGACCCCGCGAAAACCGCCGCCCTGCAAGCCAAAGGACCGGCTGGGGAGAAACCCGCCGATTCTGAGCCCGGCTTCGGTGGGCGCCCCCAAACCCCGTCAACCAACGGATCCCCCGTAGGAGCAACACCATGACCAGCACCGCCGCCCGGCACGCTAACCGGGTCAACCTGCTCAACGTCCCCGAAACCCGGGCGGCGTGCCCGTTCGAATACCGCCAAGACCGCGACGGCCGGATCGTGCTGGAAGGCTACGCCGCCACCTTCGACCCCTACGACGTGTACGGCGGCCCCGATAAAGGCGGCTGGACCGAGCAGCTGCAGCGCACCGCGTTCGACGTCACCCTGGCCAGCAAACCCGACGTGATGCTGCTGGTCAACCATGAGGGGATGGCGCTGGCCCGGACCACCACCGACACCCTGTTCCTGGCCCGCGACCGGGCCGGCCTGAAAATCCGGGCCCTGCTCGACCCCGCCGACCCCGACGTGCAAAGGCTGATCCCGAAACTCAAACCGCAAGCCAACG